TATTGATTTTTTCTTGTGATTTGTTTCCTAACCAGCCGCCAACAAGGCTGCCAATTCCGCCAATAATGGCTCCGAGCATGGTTTGTCTCCCGAGTTATCCTTGACAACTAATGTTACTGTATAGCCCGCGGCGCTTAGACCTGCCAGCTCCAACGCCACGTTTACCCGCAATTGATATTGCGAAGAGAACGCGTTTACGTGTTCGTCGTCTCCGACAAAGTGCCACTCTGTCAGGGTTCCTAAAGGCGAGGTTGCTTGGAAGTGTGTTAAACGGGTTTCTAAGGCGTGGGATAGTAAGTTGCGCATCCCTTCTAGAAACAGCCGCCGGGGATTCCGTTGTACGGGTGGGATCAAATCTCCGTCTGTCTCCGTCAATTTGTGCCCTCCGTTTCTGTGTTGTGTAATAAGGTGCCACCGTTGCCAGGGTGGGTAGAATTGTTAATGGTCGAAACACGCTTCGCGTTGTGAATGTTGAGGATTTCACGTTTCGACGTTTTGAGTAATATGGTGTTGTTTTTCTGCCACGTCTGGCCATGGTGTCACCTAGCGTATGATTAACAAGTAGATCATACGGCTGTTTTTGGTCGAGCGCAAGCGCTCGAATAGGACGACGGGCGAAGGCCCTGCCGCGAAGTGCGGCCGAATTTTTTGCTTAAAAGGGTGGGCTCACCAAACGGTTAACCGCCCGGAACCTGCCCGCCCTGTAGGGCTTTATGGGCAGGCTCCGAACGGTTAACCTCCCCCAGTCGTGCTACGCGGGATCGACTGGAGTATTCTTTGCGGCGCGCTTCGCGCGCCGCTCTGTTGCTAGCTTTTCTTGCTCAGCTTCGAAGACCTTTTTTGCGGCGGCTAGCCGCCGCTTTGCGATTTTGTCGTTAATATCGCGGGCCCTCTGCTTAAGCTCCGCGATTGTAGGCGTGTTATCGTTTTCGTATTTTGATGCAGGCTCGAAGTCTTCGCCTACCTCGAAGTCATCAGCTTCTTCTTCGGTTTCTTCCATCTGCTCGAGAAGCTCGAGTTTATGAGCGATGACCTGCTGACGGATTTGCTCAGAAAGCGTCGGTGGACGCTTATAATTGAGCGGTGGTTGCATAGGGGTTTCATCGAGTATTTCAAACCCTTCTTTGTCGTACTTAGCTTTCGCGCGTGCGCTCATTGTTTCCTCAGTAAATAAAGCTGGTGCCGACTTGGGCCACCAGACGACGGGCCTGGATGCGATGTTTCGCCATTATATAGAGTACATCAGTCGCGGAACTAGCGAAAGTCCGCTCTGTAGGAACGCACTCCACGAAGTCTGCATTGAGTGCGGGTGAACTCGAAAAGATTCGAGCCATATGCCAGAAGTTTAAGACTGACGTGCGGAACTCGCCGGCGACCGATGATTCTTGCCGACGGTATTCGTCGTAGCGGTCCTGATATCCGAACACACCTTCGGGTGTAGTGTGACCGAAATAAACCTCTTTGTTTAAGACTTCCTGCTGTCCGATGTGTTGGAGTTCTTTCTGCCAGAAATCTTCTTTTGTGCGGCGGTTCCAGTGTCTAAACAGTCCGTTTCCGTACATTGCTTTTGGTCTGACAGTGGCGAGTGTAATGATATATCCGTGTTCTTCAAAGAATCTGCGAAATCTGTTAGAACGTGTCGCAGATATTCCATGCCCGCGCATCTCGCCGACGGGGTCTGTCCCCTCAGCTGTTTGGAGAACTTCGCTAAATTGGATAGTGTTGCGGCCACCGCCGAGATATTCGGGCCGTTGTAAGCGAGCGTCGGAGCTGGTAACTCCAAGGTATTTGAGATATTCGGTATATCGTGATCCATATCTTGCACGGGCTTCCTCATAGCGTTGTAGCGCGAGAGCTTCGCGCAATACGTTGACTGTGACAGATGATGCCGACGACAGATCGGCGATTAATGAACCGTTGGGATCGAGTGTTGCGTCTACGCCTGTTGCAGCTCCGGCGGTGTACTCTAACTCGCCTGATCCTACTTCTCCGCCTATCGTGTTTGCTGACGTTGCGACTCCTGTAGCTGTTGCTCGTAAAACCTGCTGCCCGCCGTACGGTGGCGATCCATCAAGCGTGACGGGTGCCTCTGTGCCGATCGGGATCGTAATTGCTGGGCCTTTCTGTTCCCACGGCCGTGCCGAAGTAAAATAGTCCTTTTCCCAGGCTGAAACTTGTAGATCGAGGTTCGTGGTAGTGTCCGGCCCGGAGCCGGTATCTATAGTTAGTTCGCTTATAAGATCCTGGTCTCTGTACCATTCGTTGAAAATTAGTGCGTAGGCTCTGAACGGCAGCGCTGACACTTCGCGCGATGCCACCCCGTTAGGGACTCCGAGGTAATCGGCCAGGGACCCCACGGCGAACCCTGTTGCGGCCGGTGTCTCAATTGTAGGAAATACAGACGCGTCCATTCCGTCTGGGCCGCCCGTAATGAAATCTTCCCAGTCTTCCCATATAAGGCGATGCGGTACGAACCAGTGATGTATATTGACATGCACCGGGTGCATAACTGGTGATAGTAGAGGGGCTGCCCGCACCAGAGCCGAAGTTGACATCTGGATAGAATCACCTGCCAGGACCTCCGTTAGTCCAATAGGAACCAGCTCCCCCATATCGCAGGATAGGAGCTTGTAATTTGACAGTGAGAATTTAGAGCGTTTCATAGAACCTTCCTGTGTTGTTTGATTTTGTTGCGCGCTAGTAAGTTGGCCCTCTTGCCCTGATTAGCTTGTACCACAGCTTCCGCGAATGACGCCGAATTGTTAAACGCCGTCTGGCGCAACTCCGACAGCTCCGCTTTCGCTTTCTCGAGTACCTTGGGTGGGCATTTCTCATCTCTGCCGATCATCCTCCGTAGATTGGCTCTGAGATAACGGCCTAATGGTAACTTGAATTTTCCGTGCTGTAAACTTAGTGGGACGTCTTCGATCTCCTTCTCCAGGTTGTATGTTAATAACCTATCCGCAACATCGTGCATGACTCGTAGCCCCAGCCCGGGCCGAAGACTCACCCGTTGAAATTCGGGTGTTAGATGTTTTGGGAGGGAGTGACCCAAGCCTTTGATTTTCTTTGTGACATAGCCTGCGATGTAACTTGCCGAAGCAGGTTCGAGGAACGCGACCTGTATTGCTCCCTGGTTTTGCCATGCGTTCTTAATGTTGCTACAAGTTTTACAACAAGTAGTTTTACGTAAATCTGTTTGCCCTCTATAGCATTGAGTGAACCCAAATAATGCAAGATGATAATGCGGTCTAAGGCTTTCATCCCCATATTCGCCGACACAATAATAACGGAATTTGTGACCCTGTTTCCGCAGACGTTTAATAAATAACTGCATAGCGCGGACAGATACACAGCCGTCTTGAGGTAAATGTTGATCATCATATGTGAGCGTAACGAACGCGTTTGACTCATGTTGTGAAGCCTCCAGCATAATTCTGTGTGACCATACCTTACGGCGCTGAATCCGACAGGGAGAGCACTGGCCGCAAGCCAGCGCTAACCCGTCTTTCGTGTATGGACGTTCGCAGAGCAAGTTTACATCCTTATACCGATGCGGCGAGGACGATGGCTGCTACGACGGCGGCGAGAACGAGAGCGACGACGGCGACGACGGAAAGCCATTTAAGAGCCCTTTCTATTATTCCGGGAACCATCGTTTTCCTGTGTAGGGTTTGATAATTTCCCAGTGTTGTTGCTGGGGATTCCAGCGGACGACCTCCCCCGATTTTCTGCCCAGGTTCGGAGGAGTAGTTCTAACAAGGTTGGGCAGTAGCCTGTTCCTGATTTGCCAGCCCGCCGAGCCTATCCAGTCTGACTCGAACGATTCTGCGAGTTCTGGCGGCATTATAGGTTCGTAGCCTCCCTGAGCATTCTTAATGTATGCGACAGATGGGCCGCTTCCCGGTACCTGATATTTCTTACCAGGGTCTGATACATCTCGCCTGGTTTTGAGTTCAATGTATGGGTCTGATACCCGGATTGCATCGCCCGATGTGCCGTCGAATTGATCCCCCACTGATGGACGTGTCTGGGGTATGCCTGGGCTTCCGATACCGCTTGTGACCATAGCCGAAGCCAGCTGTGTGCGCTTGATGTCGTTGTCGAGATGGGCGCCTGTGACCTGGGCCTGTGCCAATGATAGTTGCATGGCCTCCATTTGACCTTGCGCCGAGTTAGTTGCTGTAATTGCGCGTCCGAGGTTTTGCCCCGCTTCCGCGAGACCTGCCCAATCGCCACCCCCCGATACAGAATGCGAAGGTTGCATGGTGGGCGTGTCGAGTCCGACCGATTGAGGCGCAAAGGAGGTAGTCTGTGCTCCGAGAGCAAAGAGAGGATGTATGCCCGCTTTATTGGCATCGTGTACCCTCCATCTGATGCCTGATTTTGCGTATTCTTTCTGTGCCGCCATGTTCTGGCGATGTATAGACATTTGCTGGCGATTAGTTTGCCGTGCTAGCGCTGCATTTTGCCGATTAGCCCACATAGTGGACTCGTCTTTCTGCTCATTGATTTTTTCTTGTGATTGGTTTCCTAACCAGACGCCAACAAGGCTGCCAATTCCGCCAATAATGGCTCCGAGCATGGTTTGTCTCCCGAGTTATCCTTGACAACTAATGTTACTGTACAGCCCGCGGCGCTTAGACCTGCCAGCTCCAACGCCACGTTTACCCGCAATTGATATTGCGAAGAGAACGCG